GCATAACCACGAGTTTGTGTTCCAGCTGTTCCTGCAGTAGCCGAAGCTTGAGAAATACCTGCCGCTCCACCACCACCTGGAACATAAGATTGGCTCGTTCCACCTGCCGAAGGTTGTAAATAGTTATTGGCGGAATCAATTCCACCACCCACACCGCCTCCACCACCGCCATAAACAGCACTGCCCCCAGCAAAGACAGAGCTTGGGGCCCCATCTGCGCTACCCCCACCTGCGCCTCCCCATTCAGCAGATTTAGCAACAGTAAAAGCTGTGGAATTTGGGCCTTGCCCACCAATCGCATTTCCTAAAACTGAAGGTGCCCCACCAATATTAAAGACCGCGCTTCCTGCCACTCCACCACCACCGCCAGCAGTTGAATTAGAGCCAAAACCCCCATCACCACCACCACCGCCACCCCCAGCCGATAGCCAACTGCCAAAATAAGTTGCTCCACCATCACCACCCTTAACTCCCGTAGATGCATCAGCTGTAATTACTGACCCACCGCCGCCACCTGTAGGGATAGTTATGCTTTCAGTTGCGCCCAAAATACTTGCTAGAAAAGTTGCTGTTGTAACAGCTCCACCCCCACCGCCAGCTCCACCAGGCCTCGGTTGACCCGCCGACGACCTTGTCCCAGAAGCTCCCCCACCACCTGCGCCAATACATACAACTTGGACGAAAGTCACGCCAGCAGGTTTAGTCCAGACGCTAGAAACCGTCACAATCGTGGCAATGGGATTTAAGACCGTGCCCGCCTTAATGCCTGTAGTTGTGGTGTTGTCATACATTACTACTTGTCCGTTAGTCCCAGCTGACTGTTTAGCGAGAACTGAAGACGAAGAAGCTACCAAAATATCTCCTTTGTTGTAAGTAGTTTGCCCCGTGCCACCCGTATTGGCAGTCTGAACATGTCCTCCGCCATTTGAAGCTGGGGATTTAATCAAATATTGCAATGAACCAGCAACTGAATTAGCACCTTCTACTCCAATTACCGCCTCTACCTGAGAAAGGCCTCCATTTTGGGCCGATTCGATTCCGCTGTGTGAGGGCGAATTTAATTTATCCGTTGGATTCGGATTAGTATAAGTAGTTAAAGTTGATGGAAAATTAGACATTTAGAAACCCCATTTAGTTTTTAAGTAAGACTCGACTTTTCCTCTATCAGTATCGGAAAGTTGGCTGTTATAAAGAATAAATTCACCCATATCACCAGGCAAAAAATCTGTTACGCCCGTTTTACTTGCTCCAACAGTTATGACCGTATTACTGCTTAAACTAGTTAAGGTTAAATCCGCCGCCCCTTGCGTACCGTCTTTATAAACCGTTACTGTTATATCTCCCGCGGAAATTCCAGCACTTTTATATTCATAATCACTAAAACCCGTGGCAGTTAAATTGGAAGAGCTGGTAGCAATCCCCGTTTTAGAAATAGCCATTTTGCCTCCACTATCTCCGCCTAAGGCGACAAAACCTCCTGTGGCTCCGTTATTTTCTGCAAGAAAAGCTGGGAAATTAGTTGCGGTAATAGAACTGGCAAAAAAGGCAGTAAAGGCGGAAGTCGAAAAACCAAAAGAACTGTTAGTCAAATACTGAGAAGTGCCATTAAAGCGCACAATCGGAAGTCCGTTTTGAATGGCAGTTTTATAAATTGGTCTGACTGCGCCAGCGTTAGTTAAATCATGCGCATTACCACTTTGGTCAGACCAAGTGGAGACAGAATCTCCATCGGCAAGCCCAGTTATCTGGTCTGCTTTTACCCAAATCTGAAGACCTGCAATATCGGAAGGCGAAAAAGGCGCAGAACTTGCAGGCCCCCCAACTCCCATTAAAGTAAGTTTGCTCATGGTGCTTTGAATCCTTTTACGGTTGCAAATAAAATTGAAGTCGCACTCGTGGCTTGAAAATCAAAAGTCGTATTAGCTTGAGTCCTAATTGGGGTATTTAAACCAACTAAGTTAGAACCTCCTGCCGTCGGGGCGATAGTGTAGCCTAAAATTGAGCCTAAGCCGTCTTTAAAAGTCACTAAAGTAGTGGTTGCGCCTGTATTGGCTATCCAGACATCGGTAATATAGTTTCTGAGTCCTGCCCCAGCACTACCGACTAGAGTTGTTACTGAAGTTGAAACAACAGACGCGTAACCCTCAATACGCGATTCTTCGGGCGCAAATGGCTTAATCACCGAACGTCCTGCGGAGTCAAAAGCTTGGACGGAATAATCTTTATCAGTCCCAACCAAAGAAGCCACAGCATCATTTCTAACACCTAAAACCAGCAAAGCTTTATCGCCGTCAGCAGAGGCCGAGTCTTCGGCGTAAGTTCCAACTAAAGACCCAATCACCCACGGGTTAGTTGCCTGAAAAGCTGTGACTGAAGTTGGCATAAATCCAATATTGACCGTACCACTAACTGAGGGGGTTCCTGATACATTTATTGTTCCAGAAATTGAGGGGGTACCAACTATCGTTACGGCTCCTGAAATTGAAGGTGAGCCTGAAAAAGAAACAGGCACAACGCTAAAGACAGAACCCACATCAACTTTTGGCCGTTGAGTAGTCCCTGATACTACTGAGGAATCTGCGGTTTGTACGGAAGCAAAGGCATCTAAAAAAGAATAGCTCATGTTGGTTTATTAATATTTACCCAAGGGGTTTGGCTTACTGTATGAGAAGTCGCATAAGTAAGCGGAATTATTACCCCTGTTATCATTCCTACTGAAATTGTTCTGTTAATAATGTCATTCGGTTTTGGAACATTTGTATAAGCTGACTGACTAACTCCGTCATAAAAAACTGAAGCATCATCATAAACAATAGTAGTTTCGTCATATGAAGGGGCATATACATTTACATTGGTATAATTTGCTCCTGTTGGTTTTCCAATATTTGTCCACATTAAGGTGAGGTATTATTATTAGCTGCCGCTGAATGCGTACCTACGGTCGTCACTCCGTTTACTACAGTCCCAAAAATATTTGACTGAAAATTGTTGTAATCAGGGGCAGAGCCGCCATTAATTTCTGTAATAGCACTCTCGGTTCTAAAAATAGTATTTCCTGTAACCGCAATTGTATTAGAGCCTGCTATCCCGTTAATCTGTATACCATAACTATTATCAGTACTGCCACCCGCTCCCGCTAAGTAATTTCCCATTATCACTCCACGAGTTACGTCATACAAAAGCACATCAATAAAACCAGCGTTAGCCACAGAAACATCATTGTTCGTAATATTGCACTTAACTACAGCCTGCCCACTGGCTCCTACTTGAATACCCACTAATCCAGCGAGCCCTTCAACAATGTTGCCTCGAATAAAGACACCATTGCCTTTAGCAGGTATAAATATTCCTGCTCCAGCTGGTGTTCCACTGGTAGAAGTGGTTAGTTCAATTATGTTGTTGTCAAAATTAACTAAGTTTAAAGTTTGGGCCGCATTGCCTCCTGCATCAACCTCAATCCCCGCTGCGCCTTCAACTTGCCCTGTGGTTAAGGCCCCCGCCGATTCAATTATGTTGTCGTGAATGTTTATATATTTAAAGACTCCCGTTAAAGTCGAACCCACCCTTTGAAGTTTAATTCCACTGTATTGAGCAATTTGGATGATGTTGTCGTGACAGTCTACATGCTGAACACTAGCCGCATCCACAAACAACCCAATGCCCCTTGAGCCAGAAAGAATAATATTATTGGAAATAACTATATGAAGACACGGGTTGGTGTTAGCTGTTTTGTCAGCCTGAATTGCAATAGCGTCATCACCAGAACTTCTAACCGAAGCTGAGGAAATCCCGTAAGTGTTCACATAATTATTCTGGATATAGGCAAAAGTACAGTTAGATAAATGAATGCCGTCCTGCTGGTTAGTTATAGAAGTTGTCGTCCAGCCTGAAGTCACATAATTGTCCTGAATCCAAATTTGGGAAGACAGAGCCACGTAAACCGTATAATAAATTCCGTTTTTAAATTCACATCTTTTCACCCTTACAAAAGTACAATTTACAAACTGTAAAAGAGCCGTGCCGTCAATTGTCGGACTGTTTTCTCTTTGACCATTGCGGTCAAAAGTTATGTCATAGACCGCTAGATTAGTCGAAGAACTGGTTTGGCTAATTAAACTGTTTGTCCCTGCGGAGGCGTAATAAAGGTTAATAGCCTTAAAAGTCGTTACCCCCATGCCTGCGCCTTGTAAAATAACATTTGATTTTAAAATAATCGGCGCATAAAGGTTATAAGTCCCAGGACGAACATAGACCACTCCCCCACCTGCGGCATTGACCGCACTAATCGCTAAATTTATCTGCACATCATCCCGAAAACCATTGCAATAATAATCACTCCCAACTTTTGTGCTGACAGTTATATATGGCATCGAGTTATTTAAGGCAGTAAAATTCTGGTCTAAATCCTGCCGTTCTGTTGGGGTTAAATTTGGCATTAGAATTGAAAGCCATCAATTTGAACAGGCGTTGCCTGAATAGGCTGTTGGCTACCTCTGCTTAATGTTGCAATATAGTTTTTCACCCGTTCTTCGTACTTTTGATAGAACATATCCCCTTGTAAGCGAGCTGAACGGCTACTGCCAATTACCGCTCCGAGGGAGTACAAATAAGAACCTGCGACCCGCCAGCCTAAAATGGTTGTGTCTAAATTCTCTGGATAAGCCACAGTATCGCTTGTTGAAGCGTATTCTGTGGGTTTTAAATAGTAGAAAATTCGGATTAATTGGGACAAATTATTGGCCGAAGTCGGGGTTGGAAAAATCTCAAACCAATCCCCATGGTCATCAAACATCGGAGTTGAGGCATTGGCATTAACTCGTAAAGAACTAAAAGACTGATTATTAGGAAGATTAGAAATATCTACCTGCTGGGCCTGCTTATAGTTTTGTTGGGTTGTGTCCGAATAATTTACCTCAATCGTTTTAAGGAAAAGCATGTCAGTCGGATACAAATAAGTTCCGACATTGGCCGTGCCGTCGCGATAAGCTTCCTGAAGCTGCGAAGCGTCCACGCCTGCCGTCACAAGTCGTCTATGAAAATCCTGCAAAGCTTCATTTAAAAAAATCAAGCCATTAGCATCACTTAAGCCGTTAGCGTCTGTCTGGCATTGGGCACGGGCGAAATTTAGGATAGTTGATACAGTCATATTTTTTGCTTATCCTTGCCCCCGTCAATCGTGCAGGGGCAAAGGAAACAAACCATCTTAGTTAGAGATGGCTGATTCGACACGAATAATTCTCTGAGTAGTTACGGTATCTTCAAATCTCGTCACACCCAAGGTTACTTTGCCACCAATTGAGGTGTACAAGTTAAGTGGGTTGTTGGAGTCTGGAGTAGATACAATAATCGGAGAAGGTTGCTGGAAGAAGCCCCAACCGAACGAATCTTGTCCAACTAAAGTTGTCGGGAAGACTGGTACGGTCGAGTTAAAGAAGTTCTGCCAGGCAGATTCCAAATAGCGTACGCCACGGAAACTGGTCATTGTGCCTTTAAGCAAGTCGTCAACCGAAGTATAACGGCCTACATCAATCCATCCGCCAGAAGCAGTGGTCGACATTAAGTCAGCCATAACTTGAGGATGAATAACACAAGCATAATAATCACCGTCAAACGGCTGGACGCCAGCGGCGTTAGCAGACCTAAGCATTTTTACTGCTCTGGTCATATCATTTTGGGTAATTAAGTCACCAGCACCCAAGCCTGAACGGGAGGTTTTACCACCGGAATAAATTACGCCGTTAGTTCCGCCATTAACCACGTTCTGAATGGCAGAATCTACCATTCTGGCAAGCGAGTTGTTGACTTGCGTGGAAGCTTCGTCTACCACTTCAATGGCAGAAGCGTGCATTAACAAGTCGGAAACCTGAACTAAAATACCAAACTGGTTTTGTCCAGTTGAGTAAGAAGTAGCACCCCAGGTAACTGCAGTTGGGTTAGTACCTTCTGTAATGGCAGTGACACCTTCAGTGCTCGACACTGGAAAACCGCCAGCTGTGGCGGCTGCACCACCTTGTATGGAAGCACCTGCGCCCCAGACAGAACCACTTAACACAGAGTTGGCTCCTGTGGTATAGGTCATGCCGAAGTTAATTTTTACTGGCAACTGGTTTGGTTGCGGGAAGACAATTCTATCAAAACCTTTCGGTACATCTTTTTTCTTACCTAATCGGGCGTAGCGGAGTTGTGGCTCTAAAACTCTTACAATGTCGCTGATATACGACACCAAGAGTTCTGATTGGTTATTACTTGAGCCACCCCAGCTACTATTACGAGCTGTTACATTTGGCATAAATTAGACTATCGTTATAGGTTTATGGTGCGCAAAGTCTGGGATAAAGCACCTGGGTCTTGCTGTTCAATTTCCAGTAATTTAGCCCGTTTTTCTTGGCGGGTCATTTCATTTACCGGCTTGTCATCTACAGCATTCATGGTTGTAGAAGCAGAACCTCCAGTGGGCGAAGCCCTTTGGACTTGCGGGGCGTTAAATTTGCCCGCTTTAGCAAGGACGGATATGGTCGCATCTTCTAAGTCATAACCCGAATTAACTTTTTCCAAGATTTTGTCCTGGTATTCAGTTGCTTCGGAATATTTAGAAGAAATTTTTGAGAAGCCTTTATAAAATTCAGCTTCTTTTTTAGCGGCATCAGCAATAGCCTTTGCTTCATCTCTTTCTTTTGCGGTTGTTTCAACCTTTTCGGATAAGTCTTTAAATCGATTATCGGAACGAGCAGGTTTAGCAGGTTTTTCTTCTTCTACCTGTTCTGGCTCGTTATCTGTTGTTAAATCATCTGGCATATCAGCCCTTTCATACATCAACTAAGATGGCGAATTCTTAGCGAGATTAGTTGTTATACATCAAACTTGCGAGGTGACTAACCTGCAAGCGAGATTAATTGATTTTGAAGCGTTCTAAATGCTTCTGGGAACATTTATAGTCATCACAGACGACTACCAACTTACTAGGATTATCTGGATGAACATGGACTTTTAATTCTCGTTGCTTAATAACATCAAGGGGACTGATGTTATCAGGACAATAAGAACAGCGAAGTTCTCCTATTCCTTTAAAGTGGGGGCAAAGTTGGTATTGGACTTCTGAGGGAGAAAGTGGGTCAATTGGCCCACAGAACTCACATATCCCTGAAATTACTCTGGGATACATGTAAGAATAAGCTACCGATTGGCTACCTTGGCGTTCAATTTGTGGCATTTGCGTTAAGTTTCTTTGTTAATTGGTTCAATTCTAATTTATAAACTTCGGCTAATTTATAAACATCACTGTATCTTTGCGCCCAATTAAGTTTCCCCTGAAGCCGATAAATCTCAGGCGTGCAAAGTTCATTTTTTTTAGCTTCTGCTTGAAGACTTTTTTCAATCTTTTCTGTCATTCCATCAAAGACCAATTCCTTAACAGTTTGCCAGTCAGGATTTTTAGACAAATTATCTATAGCACCCAAAAGTTTCATTAATTCCGCACGGCGTTCTTTTAAAACGACGGTCGTATCTATGGCTAATTCGTCTTCTTCAATTAATAAAGCGTTATTCATTTCTAATGATTAGGCTCTGTTGGATTGATGGTTAGCGTAAACATCAATTTTTACTAAATCGTTTGTGGTCACGTTACCGGTATAAATAATAAATACTCGGTTAAAAGTATCTAATAATGGAAGACCTGAAACTTGGCCAATACCTAATGAAGAAGCTGCGGCAGAACCCGTAACTCCTAAAATAGACATGGCGGTTTGTCCACTAGTTGTGGAAGCTGCGCCATTGACAAAAGTTTTAATTCCCATTCCGATTACTGGAACACTGGCCCAGTTAGCTACGGTATTGTTAGCTACAGTGACGGCTTGGGTGCGAGCTACGTCGTACCAAGTTGTGCCACCATCGTCAGTGGTTTGTAAGGTCGCACTTACGGAAGTGCCTACTAATGAAGACTGAATTTTTAACACTACATTGTCGGTGTCTTGTGGAAGATTAAAAGTCTTGGCGACTCCACCTGCCACTGAAGTAGCCCCGACATTACCTGTGTCAGTAAAGGTAGCTACTTTGATTGGTTTTCTTATACTCATAATTTTTTTAGTTAGTTAATTAATTGTCCGACCTTTATGTCGAATACTTACTGTTGAAAAAACTTTTTTCAGCTGCGGTATTTAATCTTGCTCTCGTGCCTTTGCCTGCGTGTTTCTTTTCCATGGCCTTCCCTTTGGCCGTTTCTTTATTGCCGTGCATTACGCCCATAGCGTTCATAATCTTGTAAGGCGTTTTGCTGTTGGCTCCGTATTCTTTTTTAAGCTTATTTTCTAAAAACTTAGGCATATTAGTATTGGGTAGTTGCTACCGAAGCAATGCCTACCGACTTAACCGCAACTCTGTTGTAGAGTCCAGCTCGCTTATTAAGGCCTACTAAACTTGGCACACCGGCAGTTTCTTGTGGTACAGCAAAGCGTCTGAAGTAGTTAGCTGGAATAAGGTGGTCAAAGTTGGCCGTTCCCGCCGCTGTTATGACGCTTGGGTTGGTGTTGCTAGAGGTAATCCACTTAATTGCCGCCGCTCCGCCAACTGCATTTACTTCAATAGTGGTACAGTTGTCATTTAAGGTAATCAGAGAAGAAACTGTATTATTTTCAGAATTATCAACTTTTAAAGCTGGAAAAGGGGCTGCAAATTCTTGCATCCTTTGCCCGTCTTGGTCTGTTGGTAATGATTTATATACTTGTAATCCCATATTATTGAGGGTTAGAGTGAACGAATGATGTGGTTTCCTGGGTGGTTACCACGACTTCTTGAGTGATAGTAAAGTCAATCCCGTTTTTATCGGCGACTGCTTGAAAATCAGCTTTTAATGAATCAGTCATATTATTTTATTGAATTATTAGGGTTAATCGCCGCTTTAAGCGGACTTGCTGCTGCCACAGGCGACCTGGCTTCCTTGCCTACATTAATTTGTGGGGGAGAACCCTGTGGAGTTTGTTGGGAATCCTGTGCTTGAGTTTGCTGCATGGCCTCTGGGTCTAATTTAATGCCAGCTTGAGCGGCCATCTGAACTTGTCCTTGAGGCGGTAAGTCTTTAAATGAAATAGATTCTGAAACCTTGTTTTCCTGTCCCTGTTGGCCACCGCCCATTTGCTTGCTTTCGGCATACATCTTTTCATGCTCAGCGATATGAAACCACATGGCCCATGTCCTCTTGCCAGGTGCTATCATATTGTGGATATAAATATGGGTCTGATGGTCATCTGTAGGTTGAGCAGCCACATATTTGTCATCAACTAATTGCTGGTTTTCATCTTCCGCTTTCATTTCATCTAAAGTTTTGGGGAACATAATATCTATCAAGCTTGGGTCTTCTAAAATGAGTGGGAAAAAGACATGTTTGTTAAAGTTCCGGAATCCTTGTTGGTCTAAGGACTGCTGTAAATTGGGATAGAGTTGCATAAAATCCCTGCGCTTTACCAAATTTTTGTATTCAGCTTCTTTGGCGGAATAAACCAAAACTCCAGGCGGATAATCGGTATTAAACAAAGACAAATCAATCATTTCGGTTTTAATGCCATTAACCCCAACAATATTCGCCATTTTTTCTTTCAATTCTTCTGCATACTTGGCATAGCGATGAAACCAATGGCTCCAAAATTCTTGTTCCCCAAATTGCATTATCTTGCTCTGAAGACTCTGGGCCATGTCGGCTAATTGCTGGTCAATCGCCGCTTCGGTTGCCGTATCATTTCCCCGTTTCTGCTGGGGCTGGCCGCTCGCTCCCGTACCAACTGGCTCATTAGCTTCTGTGGTAAGTAAAGAAATAAACTGTAAAAGTTCTGGCGACATTGGCTCTTGAGTATTTAGTGGGCCAACCGAGCTATCACCTGTGGCATTACCATCGAGCTTAATATGCTGATTAACCTGACGGGACAAAAAACTGGTTACATCGGTTACATTGTCGTTGTACCAATAAAGCGGATTAGCTTTATCCTTGGCGGCTATGTAGGCAAGATTTAAAAGAACTGATTTTGCTCTATGTTTGTCTTCAAGTAAATCAAAAACTCCAAAGGAAATTGAGGAATGTGGCTCTTTAAAACATTCTTTAACCACAATCGGCCACTTAGAGCCCACCTGCCCATCGCCGTAATCCAAATCTTCAAAATCCAAATACTCCTGATAAATAACTTTGCTTAAATCCTTATCCCACCATTGGCATTGTTTTTTACCCTCATCGTCATAACTGTAAAATTCAAGAATCTGGTAAACATCGCCACCCATCGTATCCGCAGGTGGTTCAATGCCCTTTTTGGCCCTGTCCCGAATCTGTTTGTAATTCCATAAATAGGGGTCAACACCGCTGGCTATCTCACTGGGTTTTGTAATGCCGTCAATTGTGCCGTTTTTAATCAGGCGTTGAATATCGGTTTTAGATTTAATAATCCATTTCCAGTAATATCTCCAATCCTGTACTTCTTCAAAATAAGGATCATAACCAAAGACAAGGGGATTTATTACACAAGGCTCCATTATCTTTCGCTTCTTGTTAAAGCTCGAAGTTTCGCAGTATCCCCGTCCAAAACCTACCGCATCCCAAGTCCATTCATAATCAAGCTTGGCCTTATTCATTTCGATGTAGTCAGATTGGGAAAGAACGTTGTAAGCATTCAACTGGTCTTGTTCTATTCCTTGCGAGGGGAGGAATTTTGTCTGTAGCTTATCGTCGTACAAAGAAGAAACGACCCGTAAAAATAAAGTCAGAAGTAAAGTTGAAGCGATATTCTGGTCACCACGCTGTAAGTTGTTCAAAAGGCCTAATTGCCTAACTTGTCTTCTTTTTCTAGCCTGTAGAAAGTTAAAAGACTCAAAATAGCAATCCTGTACATATTTCTGGCTTGGCGTAAGGGAATTGTCTTGATTAGGCATAAATAAAAAACCACTCATCTCTGAGTGGTTAATACCCCTACCTAACGAGCAAACGCTGAAATAAGCCCGTTAGGTGAAAGGCCTCAATCACCCAAAGGATTATCAGCGTTGTTTCAGCGTTTATGTTAAATAACAAAAAAGACCACACGACAAATCCTAAAAAGGATTATTAGTTGGTCTTTAATCTTTTCCGAGTTAGTGTTACAAGTATTCGGTCAAAGCTGTAATAAGTTACTAACAGTATAGCATGTATTTTATTTTTTGTCTAATGGCTTTAATACATCGGTTGCTGTTTTGGCTTTATCTCGCATTTTTCCCTCTCGAACCCTGCCGCCTTTAACTTCACAAACAATAAATATCCTATATGCAAATTTGCCAATAATCACCCTAGGGGGAAAATCCTCATTAGCCTCAAGCCCATCCGCCCAAAGTCTTTCCTTAATATAGGGCCAATGGCTATTAAATAGCATCTGCTTTGTCGGAACTATCATATTGGGCATCATCATAAACCTAAAGTCCCTTAAAATGACCGCCCTGCCTTCACCTGGGTCAATTAAGGGCACATTATCGCTAACCACTTGTTGCCCATACCAGTCACCGTCTTTTTTTTGTTTACTCATATCTTTCAATTGTTAAATTACTGTGGCTTTCGCCTTGCCAAATATCGTCAGTCTTATCATAAAAAGGCCGACCATAATTATTTTTTACTATTCTGTTAGAGCGAATCGTATTATCACTAACCACCATAGTAAGGACAGCAGCGTCAACACAATTAGGGGAAGCAATCCCCTCTCTAAATAAATCTTCTTTAGGCTGAATAATAATCTTGCCATCTTTATTCTTGTACTTTACAACTTCTAGTTCATTCCACCCGTGGTTTTGTTTAAGCTTGCCGCCGCTTAATATCCATTTGCGTAATCTAAAATGCCATTCGGCTTTTAAATTAGCATACTGTTCTTCTTCACTCTTTTCTCCAAAACTTACGCCCCTGACTGGATAATCCATTTCCTTGAGTCTATCGTAGACACCTTGTCCTATACCAGTCTTATCTACGACAATAAAATCTGATTTGGTTTCCCTGTACTTATCCATGATAATCCCCACCAAGTCCATTGTATTTTGGAGTTTTTGATTGAAAAGTATTTCCTGAAGATTGGACGATTTGAGAACAATAGCTGAATTATCCCCCCCAGCGGCAGGGTCAACTCCCATAATCTTATATCCGCTATGTATTTCGGATAAAGTGATTGAACTTTGTAACTCTCTGTCCGTAATGAGTCTAATATACCCTTTTTCGTCGACTCCCTCGTCAAAAGCATCCCAGTTTCCTTCTAAGTATGCCTTACGCTGATTTTCAGGCAAACTTTCTAATGATTTATAATAACTTTGGTCTAAATGTGGGTTGTCAGTTGGCAGGGCTGGAACAAAGACAAACTCGTATTGTTCTGTTTCTTCGGGAGGAAACAATCTTTTTACCCACATATTCTTAACCCAGGCTTCGCCAAGCGGATTACAGCCAGCGATAAATCTTACATCTTTTATTCCAGGCCATCTGTGTCGTGACCGAAGCATGTCAAACGTAGCTTTCGGGTTTCGGTTGATTTCATCAATTGCGATAACTGCGAATTCAACACTAAGATATTTTGACGGGTCATCCAAATTCCTAAACGCAATAATGCCCGACCCATATTCAGGCGCAAGCGTGAACTCATGTTTTGCTTCGTTAAACTTGCCCAACCAATCTGGGAATTCAAATTTGAGTTTTGATAAATGCCTATCATTAAGTGAGGGGTAATCTTCACAAAATAATCCGGCTCTAATTCCTTTGATATTGTATTTTGCATAATACTCCATCAGCCAATAAATACACATCCACCTAAGCCATCTGCTCTTGCCACTTCCCACGCTTCCCCCAAATAAAGTAAACTTAAATCTTTTACTCGCTAACTTCGCTTCATTCTGTTTAGGAAAGAAACCAGAAAGCTCTGTAAAGCTAATTGATTCGTCATCATTCATCAGTTCTTATTATTTTAGATTTAACATCTACGTTAGCCTCAATATCTTGTTTTGGCATACCTTCAGCCATCTTCCAAACAACATCGTCAGATACTTTGGAAATCCATTTTAATTTATCTTCGTCAGACATATTCATTAAATATTCTCTGGCGAATTCTTTCATTGTTTTTCCTTTAGGCCGACCATTTGGATTACCGCTTATTCCTGGCTTAAATGTCCCATCAGGATTCCTGCTTGCTTCCTGCTTTACTGGTTCTTCCATATTGACTCCTAGTTTGTTTTATTCTCTAATAATTGCTTAACTTGATAAGGATGTTTTTCTATTAGCTTTTTAACTTCTTTTGCTAAGTCAGTCATTTCAAATTCTTTACAAACTTTACATCTGCCATATAAATAAACTTTATAGCAAGTACATTCTTTTTGCATATCATTCAGCTATTTTTTCTACTCTCTTCTCGATTTTATCCCAGTATTCGAAAAATTCTTTAACTGTAGTATTTTCTTGGTTTTTTTCCGAATTCTTTGATTGGTAAGTTTCCCACATTGCGTCTTTTAAAAGAAAGCTCCCAAATATCAATTTAGCCGCAGTTCTTATGACCATGTAAACTATATAAGCTGCCAGCATTACCACCAATAGCAATAACAAAATCCAACTTACATTACTCATCTTCGTTTTCCTCATCTACTTGACCAAAGTAAAGTTTAAATGGGTCACCACTCCAATTCGTATTCAGCGATTCTGTTTCTAACTTTACAATTTTCAAGTCCATTTTATGTTATTTTAGCATTTTTAAGTACTTTTGTCTATTTTCCTTAAGGAATTGGGGCCATTCGGACTCATCGACCCAGAATCCATAACCTCTTCCAAAAAAATCTTTCCCCTGTTTTATCTCATTCATTAAAATTTCGACTGGAATATTGTAATAAGTTCCACTGCCTGTGGTTATAATTTTTTCTCTTGCTTTTTCCTCGCCACCCTGATAGGTAAAATGCCAGCCGCCATTGGAAAGTTTAATTTCTCCTTTCTGTTTTATGTTGTTTAGTATTTCATTTTTTAATCGCCCATAACTTACACATATCGTCCCTGTCCAAGGCTCGCTACAGCGGTTATTTAATTGGTAATAATAAACAAACTGATTTAAACCTATAACTTTTTTATGTTCAAGCAAATCAATTAAATTAATCTCAGCCTCTGGATTCCAGATTTCATCACAGTCACTTATAAATACTATGTCATTATCCTTGCAATCCTTTAACGGGTTCTTTAAACTTTCAAACATATAAAAGACTTGCATCCAGTAAGAGTCGCCATTAGTGTTTGGCGACTTTTTGGCCATTTCTATAAGCTTTGGCTCTTTCATCATTTCAAACTGATAATGAATAATTTTATCCTGCCAAGGCTTAAATCTTTCTAAGTTTGCCAAATAAGCCGATTCATACTTTTCACCGTTTAAAGATTTATCTGCTTCACAGATTACGAACCTATCTACGACATTATTTAAGATATTTAAGCGAAGTTCTAAAATATCTAACTCGCCATGAAACATAAACACATCATAAGTCATATAGTTTTATATTAATATTCCATAAATAAAATAAATTTCTTTCAAGCATCTGGGCTTCAATCGGATATTCATGCCAAATAAGGTAGCTCCTTAATGTTTCATATAGACTTTTTGGATGTTTCAGGATGTTTTCTTTGGGTAATATGTAATTCGACCCAGGTGCGAAACAATTATAATTCCGTTCGGTCATTTTAAATATCTTAATAATTTCTTTTAAGTATTTGGCATTTTGCCAATTGGCATACCAATAGTTGTTTCTTTCAAAATACATTCCCTGCTTATAACAGCATATCGGGCCATCTTCATCTCCATAAGTCTTATGGTTTTGAGTCAAAAGGGGCGTAAACTCTCTATTGTCTTTTACTTTTTCATATTCTTCCTTGCTAATAGATTTTCCCAAGAAATTAGCTTTACAATAAACCGCCACTTCTGGCAAGTTGTCGTAATTATCAATTATAAACTTAAACTTATCGGCTATGTCAGTTCCTGCATGTGGGACTTGAATAGTGTTTTTATCTTCAATCGGCTCGCCTTGGTTATAAATTACGTAATCATCCGTATAATCCTTAATCCAAGAAATATCATTATTGTAATTGCTAATTATATATTTCATATATACTGGAACCTTTGATAGTAATTAGAAGGCATCGACCATTGCTTAATATTCCTTCTTGCCCAATATCTCGGAGCGATAATCACTCGACTATCACTAAGTAATGAGGGGATTATTCCAAAAGCTGAATTAGAAAGAATGGTGTATTTAGCATATCTAACTGAACGCCAGTTTAAGTCTATACCTGTTTTAATTTCAAATTCTGGAAAAAACTTTTTTGCCGTTATTAAATCATCCGTATGTACCTCAAACCTTTTAATAAAATACTTTGCCCGCATTATGTGAATGGCTTTATCCCAATATTCTGGCTGCAAGAAAAGTTCTGGATATAACGAATACTCTCCCCCTCTAAAATTAATAATGCAGGTATCTAAGTCTATTTCAAGGGGTACGACTTTCAGCCAGCTATTCACTAAATGAATATAGTTTTTAAAATACCTCTCGTCCTGTAAGTTAGTACCGTCAATCACCGTTCCATCTTCAATAAAATTCCATTCAGGGTCATAGTATTTTAGCTGAGTTTCGTAAAGCTTATGGTCAGAATCAATAATTAATTTTCCAGCTGGATATTCAATATGATAAGGATAATTACTCTCTATCCCAAAATCTATATTCAGCCAATCCTTGCCCTTATAATATTCTTTGCCGACAAAACCAA